CCCATCGTAAGGCATTCAACATAAGAGTTGAATTACATCTTTTAGATTTGTTATAACGCGAAACTTTTCCGATAAGGAAAAGATCAAGCATCGCCCACTTGATTTTATGGCGTGGATGCCGGAATTGAATCGTAATAATACATTACCGGTATATTGAGAAAGAAAACGGGTGTAAAATCCGTTCCTGCTGAACAATAATAATCAAAACCACCGCTACCATTATCACCCTGTGTTCTAGGGGTGGTAACTGCAGCAATGGTTAAAGAATCATCAGTAGTTTCATCCACTGCGGCTCCCAAAGTATTTGTTAAAATATCATTAGAAATGAATTTATAACGTGAATACATTGGTGCTGCTAGAGAAATGGCACGTTGTGTACCTTGATTGGTTACACTAGTACCTGTAGAACCACGAGGTTTATACACCGTCGCGTTTCTAGCCATTTCGTTAGCATTGCCTGAAGTGGCAATACTATTGCGGTAACCCGCAGATGATAAAGCAGCAAATACTTTATCATTCGTTCGTGTCAAACTAAGATCATTAATGTCATAGTTTGATCTGGCATTAATATGCCAATGCATAGACCCTCTCTTCCCTACAAAGGGTAGACAAAAGTATGCGGTATATGTCCAGTTGACAAAATTATATGGTTTCGGAAGACCAGAAACCAGTGCTGTTGCGCTTAAAACTCCATCATCGTCATACCCTGGAATTAAAGGGACACGTCGGAAAATAGAGCGCAATACATTGTAAGTGTCTGAAATTGAATGTGCATAATTATATTCAAGAAAACCCATATAAGAAGTACGTCTCATAAGAGTACGCAATGATGAAACAGTTTCACCCATATACACCAAATTCAATCCGGGATAAGCACTAGAAGGTGCAAGACCCATCTCAACAACTTCCTCTGATTCAGCATCGTAGGAAATTTCTGAAGATTGAACAGTGTAGGGAGTGAAACGATTATCTATAGAATCTGGACAAGCAAATTCTAAATTTTCACTTCCACTTACAAACATGGCAATCACAACGTCGGCAGACGCGACTGGTGATGTCTGTTCAGTAAGTACTCGTACAGTCAAAATACCATTACCATGAGGCTGTGAAGCACTCAAAGGTGTGGATTGATGTTCATTTGTGACATAATTTGTTTGAACTGGCACATAAGAGGTTGGTTGTGTGTATGGAACATTGAAACACACATCTGTTGTTTCAGTGATATCTACAATTTTAGTATAAACTTGAGTAGTAGAATCTGCTGTATTAGCAATGTCTCCATGAGGATCCCATGAGATCCTTACACGACCTCTGTGATATCTAGAACAAATAAATTTGAATCTAAATTTGATATCACCTCTCCAATATCGAAATGCATTTGCTACATAAGACATTGGTGTATTATATTGTAATCTCTGTTGAGTTTGAGTAACATTCTGACGAATACTCGGAGTAACAACAAAATTATACAATAATTTATCAACCAAATCTGAAGCATCCCAATTTACTTTGGCAATATAGGATTCCCTCTGTACGAATGATGAAATGTTCAATTCATCTGCAATATGAACGCCAACAACCTTAGGGTCAATAGCAAGTTCATTTTTGCAATCAAGAGTTGCTTTTTCAATAGGTATTCCAATATCTGTGGAAGAGAATTGAGGAAAAGGTTGATTTTTGAATTCATGAACATCATCAATAACAGGGACATCTGTATAACCAAAAAGACTAGCTACATCCGCTACTGCATCAGCAGCGACAGAGGTGGCTGTCATAAAAGGACCAATAATTGGTATATTTGATAACATACCAGTGGCTCTCGCAATAGCAGAAGCCGGTTTAGATATCGTTCCCTCATGGTGATACTCATCCTTTGTGTGTACATTCTTAGGTTTACCACTACTCTTCTTTTTCTCACTAGATTGAACTAGATAAGCAAAAGTAGATAAACACTTTGCACAAAAATATGCATCCTTGGCAAAATGCACAGCATGGTATCGTTTAGAATGTTTCACAGGAATCTCTGTGGATTGAACGGACAATGCAACAGTTGGACCAGCCAACTCAACATCTTCTGCCCAAGCATATACTTGAATAGTGCAACTTGTACCAGCTACTGAATTTGCATTCAATAAGTCCGTAATCGAAGTAAAACTCAGTTGACCCATATCTTGTAAATCAAGAGATGAAGTGGCATCCAACCATTCTTTGTGATACAAAAAAGGTAATGTCATTTCAGCACCTTGATTAGTTTGTGGATACAAGTAAACATGTGGTCTTTGCGATTCTGGAATCAGATGATTCAAACCCGTTCTAACCATTGGGGCTGGATTAAAGCTCGTCAAAGGTTCATAAGAAACTAACACTGCACTATAGTAAAATGGTGAAGCATTAATGACAATTTTGATTTTAAGATTACACTTAACTAAATAGTAATTATCCAGTTTCTTCTTAATGGCAGCATTATCAAAAAATTTGAACCACGGACGGACATTAATTGTGGAAGAGTCCAAACCAAATCCTTCATTCCAAGTGATATTGTAAATTTCTACTGGTCGACTTAGAAAATCTCCCAACTGAACATTTTGTGAACCATCACCCTGTAGATAATCCACAGGAGCGGATAGATCTAAAGATGCTCCACCAGTTTCATCTCTGAATTCAACTACACCTTGAGTGGTAGAAGAATCAGCAGAACTGGCAGCATCTTTTTGCATATCAACTTCACTTGATTGAACTTGAAAATAAGAACTTTGTCGTTCTAATTTCAATTTTCTAGGTTTAATAGAGGCTTCGTTCTTAAAGATGATATACCCCTCTTCGGTATATCCCTCGAACATATATTTTGTATTTTGTTGTTTCGCAAGTCATTTTTAAGATCGCTGCTGCAGACTCATACATCGCAGCGAAATCGTGCATTTCTTTTTAGGTTCAGCCGTACCCATCCCTAAATAGGGATTTTGAGGAACACTCTGGCAGAGTTAAATGAAATATCCACACTTATGTGTCATTGTGAAAGCACGATTAGTTTGACACATACAGTAATTATATTTCATTAATCTAAGTTGGTTAAAGATGGTAGATTAAACACCTATTGTTGAGTGATCGAATCGATCACTTCTTTGCCGCATACACGGCGTGAATTATCCCAAAATTCTTTGATCAATTGATCATATGTGGGAAATGTGGTCTCAATGACCCAATCTTCAATATCAACCTGTTTAACCAGATCTTTTAGAAGATCAATTTTCAATTCGTAGATTGTGCGTCCGTAAAAGAAATATTCACGTACAGCTGATGAAATAACAGCCAACATTTGTTCTTCTTTTGAAATGGTTTTGGAACGAACCCATACCATCAACATCTTCTCAATCGATTCATGATCTAAAGGAGCTAGGTAAGCCTTACAATCAAAATCATAAACCCAAGTTCTTTTCAAAAAAGAAGCATCTCGAATATGAATGAGAGGTATTGATGCTGCCTCTTTATCAGCCATAGTATAAACTATACCCATGGATGCAAAGGCAGTGGAAATTGTAGTATGATTGTACCAAGTGTTATGTTTCGAAACACTCATTATATTATCATCACCATAGGTCATCAAACTCACATTATCCTTAAAAGTTTTGACTTCACTTTTAGGATTTAATAAATGGTACACATATCTCATATAAAGAGAATTAACTAAACTATTAATAATAACTGTGAGTGGATGTCCAGATGGATTAGATCCATAAAATTGAACCAAATCTCCATTGAAATCAACCAGAGGAAATGCTGTATCTTTTTTGATTCCTTCTAGAACCATAAGATCATCTTCATCATAGTTCTCACTCTTTTTGCATAATTTGATTAAAATATCAAAAGCAGCTGAGATGAAATGAGGAGACATGCGTTTATCAAACGCTTTATAGTCTCCAGCTACAACACGATCCTCACCAAATTTAGTGATATATTGATACATTTGATGCCATTCATAAGACTGCGCTACAGTCCCTGGAGCAGCTTCAAAAACCATCCGATTGTTTTGAATCAAACGAATTGAAGATAAAAGATACTTTCGAACAACAATTGTCCAATCAAAGGGTGCACCAGTGAAAACGCGTGTTTTCTTGGCTTTAATCTTTTTAAATGAAACAGGTTCATCTTTAAGATGTGCACAAAAATTTGGACAAGCGCGTTCACCTTTTTTATAGGTTGCTATAATTTGGACGGCACGATCCATTATTTCGTCAGTAACTTCAACTGGATGCTGCATACCATACATTTCTGGTATGGCAGACATAAATTTCTTCTTAGAGCATTTCCAAGGATTACCAGCAGAAGTAGATCTGTTGATCTTATCAACATAAGCTACACCACTGGCTCCATTTATTGCCGTAAAATCATCATAGATATGTAATTCATTGAGATCTTTAGATGTTAATCTATTTATGATATCATCATAAAAAGAATCCACACAATCTTTTAATATATCACCATGAATATCTACAACTGGATGTATCATATCTTGTGCAGCAATTCTCCACGGTTCCCAACCTGTCATAACAGGCGGTCCAAATTTAATTTTATAATCGTGATTACTTAAAATTCGAGCAAGTGGAGTAATTTCTACTCTAGATTTTCCGGCTCTTCGAAAACCGGAAAAACTTCCATAAACAGCAGCTGAACCACTATCAAAATATCTAAAAACAGATTTATTGGATAATTCTCCAACACTCCTCTGTGCAGATTCTGATGATAATTGTGGTAATCCACTTTGGATTTCAAACTTGAGAGATTCAGAGATACTCAATATTGTTTTAGCTGTAACTGGGACTGAAAAAATTCGACTTATACCAGATTGGGCAATAACATGAAAACCAGCAACAAAGGATCCCAATGGTGATTCAATGATCAATAAAGATCCACAATCACCATCAACAGTGGGCACACCCTCATTGATGACTCCAATGATATTACTCTTAAATCCCTGAATTTTTCCTTCACCGATAAGAGGTGTTTGAAAAGTTCGTGAAACATTTCTTCTAGTAATTGAACCATCACGTTCTCGGGATAGTAAATAACCATTCAATTTCAAAGAAACATCATTTTGTAACAAATATTTTTCAACTCCTCGTTTCGGTGGTAAACCTCTAAGGAAAAAGAAAATTGTATCTGTTTCAACATTTCTTTCAATAATATCGGAATTTGCTAATACACATTTAAGATTGGTAGTTACACCATCTTTAGTGCATTGCATTGTGATATCAAGATTAGTCGTACTTTTAAAATTTGGTATGTTATGATTATTCGTGAAATAAATTTGCCCACGTAAACACGTGGCTTTGATTGTCAACATAGTTTGTCGTTCAGTGGTGACAACTATATGAATCAATTCACGAGATATCATAGTTGCGAATTGCTCACGAGACAAGCTATTTGAACTTGTACTCTGTGGAGTCATATCAAAAGATGATAAATCATATGAATCATTATACCAAACATTTTCACGTTCACGCTCTTTGGCTTCAGGTCTATAACCTTCAGTAGATTGAACTTTCTTTTTATAAGTTAATTTGTAAATCTTATAAACAAAAGTTAACCAAAAACTAATCGTTAAAAAAGTCTGAAAATTCAATGATCTTTCAACTTTTTTCCCAATGCGACTCGCACGAATGGAACGGATTCCACGGCGTACAGAGTCTGGTAAGGAAAACCAAACCCAATTACTAAATGTCGTATATATAGAAAACATACTAGCATAGTAATTGAAAAAATCCATTGTGTAATTATAACAAAGTAGTACAATAAACCAATTGAATAAATGTAAAAGATACGCTCCAGCAATGGCTGCGCCACCACTTTGGATATTACAAACACAATTTTTCTTTGGTAAGTAACACAATTCACAAAGAGTGATATCTTTTAAACTATCAATGGATTCTGCCACAACAGTTTGATTATGGTTAAAATTCTGTATAGCTTTAGTATACCACTGCATAAAAGTGCAAACATCATCTGTTTCCAGAATAGTTTCTTCCGTAGCTAAACCACGTTTGGTTGGCATAATACGTAATACTCTCCAAAACCAATAATCAGGATATTCACCTGGAATATTAATAGTTTTTGAAGAATCTAACATACCGCTCTCAGTAGTAAATTCTTCTTTCACGGTAGGCACAATGACATAAGGAAAACGTCTTTGCGCTGCTGATGGAAAAGAAAAGTAATGATGAGCATTAAGATTTCGAGTATTGGTAGTTGCTATACACAATTTAGCTCGTAATGGAGTACGACCTTTATCATTAAGATCAGCTTGATCAGGCACAAAAGGCACTGCATTAATAATTTGTAGAAATTCCATGCATGATGGATCACCACTAGCGGCCTTATTAGGATGCATAAAAGCAACATCATCTAAAATTATTGCCCATTGAGAGGTTGTAAAACCATCCCAAAATTTAGCAACAGGATTTCGTGTATAGCAAAAGGTTTTATCTGTATCAAGTTTACATACTTTACCAAAATGGTAAAAGAGCATATCTTTAATAGTAGATTTACCGATGCCAGAATCGCCACTAACTAATATAGAAAATGGTGGATTACGATGTTCTCGAGCTGCTGCACGAGTACACAAATCGCATTTAATCATTTGCAATTCATTAGTCAATGTTCTTAAAAATCTTTTTTCAGAAATATCCAATTTGATCGTATATCGGCAAATCACATCACCTTTCTCAATAGCTTTATCTAAATCAGCTCGAAAAGAACTTTCATTAAAACCATGAGCCTCGGGATTTTGTAGAAGTCGAGATTGTCGTTTTAGCATTTCTGCTTGTTCAACAAATTGTACATAACTTTTCTCAGTATAGAGAAAAGATTGAAATGATCCAGTTTGTAAACACTGATATCCTCTTTCACAGAGAAATATAACAGTATCAAATAAACAATGGATAAAATCAGGACCAAGATAAAATTTCTTTTTCATAGCCTCGCGTTCAAATTGGTTATATCCGAGATCAGATAAACCGAGACCAAGGCGAGAAAATAATGAGCTTGAAATTAAGTACATACTTAATTTGTAAATTTTCTTAACAAGAATAGAACCTTTAAAAAGGTCATAATTATCAAGTAAATCTCTCATCGTTTTGAAATCAAATTCGGCTGATTGAACTTCAAATTGAAATTCATCATTAGTACCAAATATTTCTCGAATCTTTTTGATAGATTTTTTAATTTGATTGTTTCCGATAGAAATTAAACTATCTTTACTCATAATTTTAAAAGTTAATAAACAAATTTCAACAATATCTGTGAATTTAATACAATCTTTTTCATCTTTACGATAAACTTTTTGTAAATGCATTTTGTAAACAAAATAAAAAACACAGAAAAGATCTTCAATTAGTTTAATCTTATCCAAATTTGAGTCATCAAAGTTAAATTTTTTAAAAACTTTAGCAAAGAAAGAAGCCTCAGCTTCCTTTTGAGAAACACCATTTCTCAATATTTCAGATGCTTGTATAAGAAATGAGAAATCACTTTCTGAAAAACTCCAGAATTTTTTAGTAACATCTTTTCCATCAAAAATAGTTTGATTACCGAGAACTCGGTCATCTTCGGTATCGAAAATTTCATCTTCAGGTGAAGATTCTTCAATATCAAAATCCTCCTCGTAAGGAGCACTCTGTAATATTGGCATCAATTGGATGACTTTTTGTGGCACGGATGCCAGTTTATCTACGACAGTAGAATAGATTTCTTCGGTGCAGAAATCAGTTAATCCTTCATTGAGATTATCAATGAAGTCATCCTTTAATTCTTTCAAAGCTTTAACAAAAGTTACCTTTTGTTTTTTATATTTCTTCTTTTTTGGAGAAAACTTTGTAAGATAAAGGGAATCACATGCTTCGCATTTATCTGAATCCAATTGGATCCAATAACATTCATAGCATTTGTACATTTGTGGGCCATATCTGCCACACTTCGTATAGGTCGTTGTTGCGTTAGTTGTATTCATGATTGTAAGTAAAAAAGAGAATCCGTTTTGAACTGTGGATAGTGACTCGGGAGTTTTAAATCGTCTGTCAGGAGGATCTGGTGATTTAAGTTCTGTGAACTTTCGGTTTAAACCACGCAAAAGCCGAGATATAATATTTTGAAATAGCCATATCTCATGGAGGGTTCAGAGTCCCAAACAAAAGCTAAATATAGTTCATGATAATCAATCAGCGCTCAATGAAGAGAATTGATCAACTAGAATAGATTTAATTTTATTTTCTTTTTAAATATGCAAACAAATAATATGCAACAAAAATTTACAATAGTCCGAAGACTACTTGACAAAAGGAGAGTTAATATTTAAGGTCTTTACAGACCATATGAGCTTGAAAAGCTCGTTGAATAGTAATTCTTTCTCCAAAAGAATGTACGATAACACTATTCAGGTTATTAAAAACAAAATCAGACTTGGCGAAATAATGATATGTGTTCTGAAAAACACACATACCGAACAAAATTCAATATTAAATTAAAAATAGCAAAGGTATTTCCTTCTATACAAATCCATAAATTTTCATTATATGGGTATTGTAAGGAAAATCTAGGAATTTTAATTTAGGTATTGAATAAAGTAACATATATATATGACGTAAAGTC